CCAGAACACAAGATGCAAATTGACGTATGGGTGTTCTGACACCTGCCATAATGGGCGTTGGGATGTTGATTTTGTGCTTGCTGATTGCGTCGTAGTAGTTTTTGACATAATTAAGCCTTACATCTGTAGAATAGTTTGAAAATAATGTAGCAGCAATCATGATATACATGTACTGAGGTGTCTCATAGACTGAGTTTACACTTCTATCTTGTACAAGATACTTATCTGCTACCTGTCGAAGACCAGCATAAGTGAAAAGCATATCACGGTCATGATCGATCCATGAGTTAATCTTATCCCACTCTTCTGTTGTATACTTAGCTACAATGCTATCATCATAGACACCTTTTGTAACACATCCTGAAATGTGATCAGAAAGATGTGGATGATTTTCCATCCACTGTGGACCATGAACTTGTTTGTATAAAGTAAACAACAATAACCGTGCAGCAACAAACTGATAGTTATAATGCTCTAGATCAATCAGATCACTCGCTGACCTGATCAGTATCTCTTGAATGTCTGATGTTTTAATACCATCATAGAACTGCAAACCTGAGTTCATTTCGACCTGTGAGGCACTCACACCACTCCCTAACCCTTCACAGGCATCTTCTACTACCTTATGAATTTTGTCAAGGTTGAGAGGTTCTACCTCACCGTCTCGTTTAACTACTTTAATGCCGTTGCTCATACTTTTTTCCAGTCGTTTAATTTAAGAGTTGCTTCTAACCCACTGTATGAATTAGATTCTACCACCTTTTGCACATCATGTCCAGCTAGGTACATGTCGTTGATGTCCTTCTGCTGTATATTCTTAGGCCAAATTACTACCTTACCTCCTCCATCGATGGACTTGGAGATTCGGTTGACGATTTCTGTGTTACGTGGTTCGTTATCATAAACGTAAATATAATTGCGCCAGCCAAACGTCCGAATATCAACATCAGACCCAGCCATCGCAACGGAATTCTGAATGAACGTTGCGTCGAATGGTCCTTCTGTAATGTAAATGGGTTTTGTGTCATCTATTCTATCCAATCCAAATATTTTGGGTCTGTCCTCATCAAGCATGACCGTTATATATCTAAGCGTAGCCGTCTTGGCTAGAGATCTACCTTGATAACCGAACAGTTTACCATCTTTATCCCTGAATGGAATGATGATCCTTGAATCATCTCCTCTAAGACTGTCAAAAGTTTGCTTCAGTTCATTAGTCCAAGCCTTAAACTTAGGTGCATAATAGAACTGAGATAGATCCTTTATCTTTCTATCTTGGAGATATTTTCGTGCGGTGTGTGATGTATTTAGATCAGATATTTTATCTAAATCTATATCCTTTTTCTTAAATTTAGGTTGTGTAAAATTAAACTTGGGATTTGGTGTGGTAGTACCCTTACCAGTCTTGCCATCTCTAAATTTCTCCATGATATATCGATCATGAAGCATTGTGTCTTGATCCTTTAAAAAATTAGAAAAGGTTCTTCCATACCCACAATTGTGACACTTGTATACAAATTCATTTTTAATTTTGAATAAGTATCCACGAGCCTTGTTCTTCTTCCTCTGTGAATCACCACAGTAAGGACACCTAAAATTAAAAAGGTCTGCCTTCTTCTTCTTGAAGAGGGGCAGACGAGGTGAAAGGTATTGGATGTACTTTACGTCAAGGTATGACAAATCATCTCATCTGAGGTGACTCTATACTAACACCAGTTTCTACAGGTGTCAACCTAGGGTATGACGGTTCGAAAATTGGTTTGATTATTCTTTGTCCGATTGGACTAACCACGAAAGATAGAATAGACAGAGCACCAAAAATAGACCACATTTTCTTCTCCATGATCTGAAGACGGTCATCGACTTTTCGGATATCTCTTTCACAGCCTTTCTTTATATCAATTGCTTGACGGTTTACTTCACGATGGACTGACTCGATCTTCTCAAAGAGAACACCATCAATCCTATCTTGCTTGTCCAACTTCTCGTTGTGAACAGCAAGAAGGTTTCCCATCTTAACTGAATTGTCTTGGAGAGTATCAACTACTTTCTCCAGCCGCTCAATGATAGCAGCGTTGATACTCTCGGCCATTCTTATACGTTACGAATAGCAAAGTCCAGTGCAGACTGGAATGTTGCAGCATCTTTGTTTACCATAAATCTAAACTGATCCTTATGGGAATCATCCAATGAACCATAACATGCTGCTATTTTCTTAGCAGAAAAATTATCTAGGTTCTGTATACCACCATCAGAGAACTGAATCTTTGCCATATCGTTCTCACCAAAATCAGGAACCTCCTTAGTTGCTACTGCAACTGCTACTTCAAGAGCATCCTTCTGACTTAATGTAGTTTCTTTAATCATATCATCACCTTTTAATTCTATAGAGTTGTTTAATGTTTTCAATTTTTTGGTCTGAGAACCTGCCTTCTTTTTGAAGTCAGATAGTCTTGCCTTCATTAAGATGTCCATCTCTTTTGTTTTAGACTGCATCTTTTGCTTGGCTTCACCACGCTTCTTCTGTAACTCCTTCCTACGATTGAGTTTTTTCATTTGCCCAATCTGTTTCTGAGCACGTTCTGTTTCGTTAGGAACGGATTCAGCAATAGGAGTTTCTAATTCTTCTTTCTTACAATCAGGTACTGATTTACCACCTTTCATCTTAGTACCAGTTGCTTTGTATCCATCCCAACAAGATTTCTTCTTAGGATTTCTACCAATGTTCTTACGTGCTGTTGCTAGTGAAGCTTCATTGGTGGTTTCTAATTCTTCTTTGTTCATCTTTCTACGTTGGATACGTGACATCAGATCTTTGGCATCTTTAGATCGGCCATCAATTTTGGAATTACCCTTCTTATATTTACGTGCCGACTTAGTATTAACGAAGACAAAAGCAGGTGGCAGTGCAAGACCACTACCATCTCCAGCCATCATTTCAGAAAGTCGTTTCATATCAGATTGAGTTCTTTGAGACACGTCTTGTCAATATCATTATTTAGTGATTCAGGCAACCTATCTAGGAAGACCATGAATGATTTAATAACTGGCCAGTATGTACCCTCAATCTTATAGAATAAGAGTGGTGTGGCAGCATCACCAAAGACATTATATAATAATATAATATGATTCAGGATCAAATGCTTGCGAAACTCCCCAGTGGTTTCATACCTTCTGAGGAGTCTCTTGATATATTTGAACCTTTTCAGATCCTCCTCAAAGTCACTGTATGTAACTGACTGAGGATTATTATAATTTTTAATAGCGAATAGGATCCAATTATCCTGTGTCAATTCATCAAATTTCATTTACATGTTATGTAACTGTTAATGTGGCAGCAGTTGAAATCACAGGAGTTGCACCTTGTGATGTACCGACTACACATCTGTACTTATTGCCATTGTCACCAGCGGCTGTTGCTGCTGTTGTATATGTAGCAGTAGTATCATTAGTTCCAGTTGAAACATCAGCGAAGTTAACACCATCTGTGCTGACTTGCCACTGATATGTTACTGTAGCACCTACTCCGTTTACATTAACTGTAACGTCTGAAGCACCACCATATGTACCAGTTCTGCTAAGTGTTATTGTATCATTGTCAGTGTATCCACCACCTTTGCCAACTAATGTAGCTGCAGCAGCACCGTTAGCATCAACTACAAGAGTAACAGTAGCACCTGATCCAGTACCACCTGTCGCTGCTATTGCAGTATATGTACCAGCAGTTCTTCCTGCTGTGTTTCCAGCGTTGGCAGCACCATCAATTGCGGATGCTTCACCTGTTGGAGTAGCAACAACTGCGAAGTTCTGTGTGTTAGTAGCAGCAACAGATGCATCAGAAGGTTGTGTACCAATAGAAACTGTAGAAAGAAAGTCACCAGCAAGAGTATCATCTGCTTGTGTTTCTCCAGAGTTTGCTTCACCGTTAGCGATGAATACCATCTGCTCTGCCTTATGACGTGCTCTACCTGAGCTATCATTATAGGTGAAGTATGACCACCAACCAGGAGCATTCAACCCTCGCTTCTTATTCTGCTCAAGTGCTGCTTCTGTTTCGTCAATATAGACAATTGTTTTTGTTTGTGAATCCGTAGCAACACCAATCCCAGCTTTGGTTTTGTTAGCATTACTATCGGTACTACCGTATAGAGACATTGATACGCTCCGAATAAATTACCATTTCTTCCTTTATTTATACCGCCCCCAATCTCATAGCCTTCTTGACTCTGGCTACGAGTTGGTCATCCACATCGTTGTCTGTGGACTGAGCAAAGTCTTCGAGCATCTCTACAGCGAAGACCTTCATCTGTTTTTTAAATACCTTCCTTACCATTAAGAATAGTAAGGGTTTGAATAACAAAAATAAGAATGTCATTGATAACAGTCACATATATTAGGGTGTTCACCAGTACCACAGTACTGTTGCCAAAAACCTGCTGTAGATTCACAGGTTTGACCATCTGGTTCACCTGGTGGTGACCAATTAAAACTACCCATACCACCTGAAGGATCGCATCCTACTAATAGTGGTGTGAGTAGTATTAAAGCTAGTTTACGCATAAAATTTCTGTGCTGCTTCGTAGTATGACCCCATGTTATGATCAGCAACACCATCAAATCTGGTGTCCTTCTCGTCTTTTAACTTGATGACTGGATGTGTGTGTACATATCCTGCTAGCCATGGTGGGGTTCCAGGTACTATATCATCTCCATGAACAAAACGCAAGTGCTCAAGATCCTTGATCCTCCTGCGTAGTCTGCGTCCACCTGGTCTAGGTGATCCAGCAGTTACAAGTGCAATATTCTTATTGCCTGACTCCCATAATAAGTCTGCAATAAGTGTTGCGGTAGCTCCACCAAGAGAATGACCTGCGATAACAAGTGTTCTCTTAGGATCCAATCCTTCATATGCTACCACTAGTTCTGCTAGTGTCCTGTTAGCATTGTTCTTGAATCCTCTGTGACAATCGTCACGTTTGATAAGAAACTTTAGATTAGTAATCCAATCTGTTGTTTCATTCGTGCCTTCTACAGCAAGAATGGTGTGACCTTCCACCTTCCTACTGACAAGAAAGTCTTTTTCGTTAGGATAAACATCCCTACAGCACCTTAATGCTTCTAATACAACCTCTTTTGATAAAGTCATTATAAATTTATCTACTAGAATATATAGTCTGCTTCATTAAGCACTCTTAACCATCTCCTCAACCCTACTGGGTAAGGAGTGTTTGGTATAGGTGTAACATAATCAGGTTGTAACTTTAAAAAAGATACCAGACGTTCACACTTATTTTCTGTCGTCTCTGTCTGCGTCATTATTATTACCTCTTGGTCCATCAGGGACTTTTGGCATCACTTCAACAGTTTTTCTTTTCTTTTTTCCTTTCTTATTAACAGGTAAGGTGTCACCTACTGGCAATCTATACTCTAAAAACTGTCTGTATGATTTCATTTCACATATCCCATGATTTTTTTAGCTTTCTTTCTCTGCTTCTCTTTAGTAGAACATCCTGACTTTTCTTTAATGACAGGCTTGTCCTCAGTCTCCCACTTCTCACCTGTAACTGTGTAAGTAGTTTCTGTTAACTCACTAAGTTCTGTAAGAATCTTAGATGCTTCATCCCAAAGCTCTGACTGTTTAGCATCGAAGTCTTCTTTCTTCATCGCTTTCTTGATGGCTTTGTTCTTAGAACCAAAGTACTCTGCCTTGCCTGATTCTACTTTACCATCTCCATCGTAGTCTTTCTTTGCTTTTTTCTTAGATTCATCAACTGGTTCTACTTCTTCTTTGGAAACTACGTTAGTATACTGGAGTGTTTGACCTTGAGATTGTGGAACACCACCTGACATAGATCCTTGACCCATAGTCATGGAACCCTTTAGTGCAACAGCAGGTTCACCACCATTACATGTTGCTTTAGGATCTTTTATACTGCCATCATCAGGTTTCTGCTTCTCTATTGTAGGAATCGAAGTTGATGCATCAGATGCTGGTGCAGGAACTGATCCTATTGGTGTGTCAAATGTAGCAAAAGCAGTACCACCCTGCTTCTGTCCTGTAGGAATTTCTTCCTCAGCAATCGAAGTGTTCTGGAAACCGTCACCACCAGACCAACGTGAGTAAGACTCCATGAGAGCCTTAGAAAAGTCGTCGTTATGTGCGAGACTGTTAACTGTCTTCTGCTTTTCCATGTCTAAAATTGAAGAGTTTTCTATGATCTATTTATAGTACGAATATCCTTTACCCACGCACGAAACATGTCACCACTCTCTGTAACACAAATAACGTAGTTAACACCTGTTCTGTGGATGGTTCCCTTTTCACCTGAAATAGCACTCATTACTCTGTCACCTACAGAGAATCCCTCAGCATGTCTATGCTGCTGACGTATAGCCTGCTCTCTCAGTTTTCTAAAGTCCTTCATTTATCAGAGATACTCTCAGAACCACCTACAGAGAAGGGATTGTACTTATCTGTGGCAATCCTATACATTTTTTCATGCATAGTAATATCATCAGCGATTTCTTCTTCTGGTCTAGGATTCTCATTAGGGTCTGTTGCTATAGGCATAGTATCATGGGGGTGTGGAACGTCATCAAACCAATCATCAACTGGAAGTCTGTGTAAGATTTTCATTTGAAATTTTTTGGTAGATTACTTTTGATTTCACTCATCAAAGTCATTACATCTTTGTCATTTAAAGTGGGTATACCTGTCTTAAATGACTTAAAATCACCAGCAAATGCTGCACGTCTCATCTTTGTACCAGATATGGTAAACGTATCACCGTCTGCATCTCGACTACCAGAAGATTTTATCTCTATAGTACGAAAAGTGAAGTCTTTATGATTATATTTATGCACCCACTGCATAGCATTAACCCTATCAGACCCCACAAGAAACACTACCTCATCATACCCAGACATCATTATATCTTGTAAGCATGCTACTGGATCTGCCTTAGTAAGACTGAATATTTTACCCTTATGCTCTGGAAATATCTTGTTCATCCAGAATAATTTTCTATCACGTGGCAATGGGTTGTTGCCTTTGGTGTCATGACTGTGTGAAATATAGATTCTATAGTCCTCACCATTAGCAGTACGTCTGACATTACGAAAGTTGTCTGCATGTCCTGTAGTAGGTGGTTGAAACCTACCAAATGTGAAGTAGCACTTGTTACACTTTAACGCCATGACTTTGCTACAGTAAAATTGTTGTATGAAAACTCAAGACGGTTAACAAATTTGATCATATCTCCGTCTTTATGCATAACATATCCCTCTGGACCAGTAACTTTATAACCTTGATCAGTTCTAACAAAAGTTTTAAAGGTCTCAAGTTTATCCAACTTATCTATAACCATCTGCTTCACTGTCTGCAACTCTTTATAGAGACCAAGCAATGATTTAAACTTAGATTGGTTATCTCTTAGATAATTTTGACTCTTATATACAAGATCAGACTTAGCCACCCTATTAGCAGGTGTCTTTATCTTGTCAAGCATACCCTTAGTCTTGTCATAATAAAAATTATAGAGACTAGCAAAAGTAGCATCAACATTAGTAATAGAACGTGCTGCTTTTATCTCTGCATTGAAGAACTGTTTTAAATATGATGCAACATGCCACTTTTCGTTACCTGTTGTACCTGTATTTGTCACCAATTCATCAAGGAAATACCCACAATCTCCACACAATTTTTCAATGGTTGACACATGCTTATCAAACTTAACCTCTTCAGTATGATTCAACCCAACTCTGTCCATTGGAGTGTCATTTTCAATACAAACAACGTCCTTACTAGATTTAACCTTAGCACCTGGTCTAGCAGTCATACTTGATATGTCCCATCCATCCTTCTCACCAGCATAATGAGTATGAAATACCACACCAACCTTAGCTTGACCAATTTGCTTACCTAATGGATGGTCTACAGGTATAGCATATGTAATAGTGTTTGGTGTAAATGTATAAACCTTCTCACCATGTATAGTTTCTGTTTTTCTTGTGGCAGAAGTGAATAAAAAATCACCCTGTATCACACCATCAATACCTAACTGAGAAAAATATTCCAAAGCAAGTTTCAAACCAGCAGCTAAGTTTGCTTTATCACCATACCATTCATCAATTTGGTCAGGACCATAGCATATCTTAGGTTCAGTCTTTGCAAAGACACCTTTAGTACCTACAAAGAAATGTCCATTTGCAGGATCTTTACCACAAACTATAGAAGGTGCTCCATCCCACTTAGTTTGCATGAAACCTGTACTATTATCACACCCAAGCATCTTTCGTAGTTCCTGTAAGAAACTAACAGATGCTTTACATCCAGAAACTCCATAGTTGAGCATCTCATCTTCCAAATGTTCTAGATGTTTTAACTGTGTTACGTTAGCCATTAAGAAACCTTTATATATGGTGCAGATTGATCTGATTCTGATGTTGCATACAGATATAATTTTGTAGCAATATCATGTTTATCATCTGTATCAGCAGTTCTCATGATATCAGCAAAGACAAGACCAAGATACTTAGCAAACTTCCACTTTGGTGGCATGCCAGAGATTCTATCAAGTGTTATCTCTTCATCATCCTCAAACATATCCTTGTTATCTGTGGCTAATTTAAAAATTTTCTTATCTAATGTGTTAGCAGCAGATGCTATTGCAGATGTCTTTGAATAACCTGTCTTAGCAAACAATCCTTTATTGTTACCTAAGACTTTCGTTAAAACATTATCCAATACACCACCACCTATCTTACCATGCTTTGCTGATTCACCCATCACCTCACCTTGCCATGTCTTACCAGCAGTATCAGTAGCACGGAACTGTACTTCTATATCACCTGGTGATGCTGTAAAGTATACATCCATAGAACCAAACAAACTTTTAGCTCTCATACCAGTAAATCTTCTTGACTGTTTTGCTGGTCCTCCTATGAAATTTTTCTTAGATATATTTGCACTACCAGAACCAATACCTTTCAACGATACACCAATCAATTTCTTCTGATCAATTAAAATCTGCATCTTAGTATTCAAATCAGCAAAAAGAACTGTATCTGTGATCATTGTATTATCAAAATCACAATCACACATGTACATATCAGCAGGTGTCCACTTGTTTAGGTTAGAAAATGGTCTACCTTCATTCTTATTGACAGTTTTAAAATGTTCTTCAACTACATCAACAACCTTCTTACCTCTATAGAAATGGAACTTAGGATTCTTAAATTCATTAGTTGAATATAGTTTGTTTGCTGTCTTAATAGTAGAAGTCATCCAATCTGAATTATTATTCAGAAACATAAAAGCTTCGTGTAACGTTGCAGTTGTATCTACATGCTTTTTCACACCTTCAAAGTCTGATTCTTTCAAAACATATCCATCTGGAATACCACCAGATTGATATGCAAGAGCAGTCATCCAACATGCAGCACTTTCAAACATCTCTGTTGCTTTTGCACCAGCACCTGATCCTGTATTGCTTCCAAACTCAGGTGACTTAAAAATCTTTGTGAAACCTATCTTATCTACTAACTTAGTCTTACCTATCTTTCTTACTTCTAAAACTTTTCCTTTAGCACCACTATATCTTGACTTAAATGAATCAGTTCCTTTAACAGAATCAAATGGAAGATCACCATTGAACACATCTTCCATGTCATCATATACTTTCTGAGGTGCAGTCAATAAAACTTTACCGTGACTCTCAACCTGTAATTCTCTACGTGTATGAATAGCATCAAAAACAACTAAGAGATACATATCACCCTTGTTGTTTACCTGACCTAATTTTCTCCACGATACGTTAGCCATAATAGAAAACCTTCCTCTAGTTATTTAGAGGAAGGTCTATTCTTTCTATCCCTTTTTCGAAGTGGTGTACCAATAGGGTTTCTTTTGAGATCATTTTTAATCTGTTTAAGTTTCTTCAGATGATCCTTGATCTCTTTCTTTGATATCATATTCAATCTTAATAAATTTGGAAGACCTCCCAACAGAATTTAATGTTTCGTACTGATTGAATTCACCATCAAGTAACATTGATACTATTTTTTTATCCAAACCACATAACTGCTCACAGTTTTCAAGTGACTTACGAACTGTCTCTAATGGACCAGGATTTTCATCCTTTGTAAATCCATTGAGATCAGTTTTCTTAGCATTCTCCAATGCTTTATCAATGTCTATGGTAAATTCGTCACTCATGATTTTTTATATCATCTTCCAACATCTCAATGATCTTTGTTGAGTCAATGATGTTGTCAATATTAGCAAGGAGGTTAGCAATATGTTTAGCAACATAAGCTTTTTCACTTCTTGCAGCAAATGCTAACGCATTACGTAGATCTTCTTGTGCATCTCGTAGAGATTCTTCTACGGTCTTAGTGAGGGTCATATCTATTAATAACTGAGTATACTATTACTAAACATATCAATCCTATACAGATTATAGGTAAAATTAAGTGCATTATCTATCTCCTTTTGCTCTTACTTCAGATTTTTCAACAGAGAAACTGCCACCTGGATAACGTTTCTCTAACTTTTTAACATTACCTCGAACAACATCATCAAATGGTACATCTAATGCCATACATGCTTGTGCTACGTACCACATAACGTCACCCAACTCAATAATAAGATGCTCTCGGTTGTCGTCGTTCCAAGGTTTACCTTGAAACACCATCTTCTTAACAATCTCAAGAAACTCACCAGACTCAGCAGCAAGCCCAACGCCAGCAGTGGTAAGACGTTCAATATTTGCACCTTGTCTGTCAAGTTCACCCATACGGTCAGCAAGACTGACAAAATCCTTAGAACAATCGCTTGTGACAGCATCCACGAAATGACTGTACTTATCAAAGTCAACATTATTAGTCATAATTTAAACGTTCCATTCAGCAAATTTACTTAATCGATTTTTAGTTTCAGAAAATTGAGGCATCTCTTCTTCTTCAGCAGAAGAATTTAAAATTGATGTATCCTCAGCAACATCATACAGCCTCATCTTAGATCTGTCAATACCTATCAAGAATTTCTTGTTAGAGGTAGGATCATTATAACGATTCTTAAGTTGTTTAACTAACAATCTGTTTTGGGATTCCAATTCCTCAGTAGATATGAGAGCGAACATAAGGTCAGCAGTAGCAGGGAGTCCAAAGGATTCTGAAGTGTCAGTAAGGTC